GGTTAAAAAGCTGGCGAGCTGCCTTTTGTAGCTCGCTGAGAGAACTGTCAGGTGCCTTGCCCTGATCGGGCAAAACGGGGACCTTCGGAGCGGCCTTGTTCAACGCCGCCTGCAAGGAGGCGGCATGGGCTTTGAGGTCCTCCAGGGTGTCTCCTCGCAGGAGGTTTTCAGGCACCTCGTATTCCAAGGCCGCTTCACGCACCCACGTATCGTGTTGAGCTTTAGCCTCGTAGTCCGCGATCTTCTCACGAGCCTTGGCGAGTTCAGCAGCGTCCTTATCGGCCTTAGCTGCCTTCTCGCGAAGCGTCTCGTAGTCCGCGTACTTTTGCTTTTCCCGTGCCAGGCGAGCGCCCACGATCTTGTCCAGGTCCGCCTGGCTGGTGATCGGGGTAAAGTCCTCGCTGCCGGTGTTTTCCTTGGCGGCATCTGCGGCCGCGTTGGTGCTTTCGGACACGTGTGTCCCTCCTTCCCCCACAGGTGGGGTAGTGATGGTGTTTTCCGCGAAACCCTCGCGTAAGGGGAACACCCCGCATTTTGGGGGCATGAGAAAACCCCGCAACCCACAAGGGGCGGCGGGGTAAAACTAATGTGACGAACAGACGAGGGGCTAGGCCGCTGTCCTTGCGCGAATAGCTTCCTGAGACTTCAGGAGATCCTCATACTCTTCCAAGAGTTCTTCATACACGCTAACGCCGGATTGCTCCCAAGCGACACGCGTACTCTCGTAGCCAGACAAAACCTCTTGCATAATCTCATCGGGAAGTAGACGATCACCATAGAGACCGAAGTAATAGACGCATTCCCCAAAAGGAACACCCGGCCCGTCATATTGCAGAACGTCATACAAGCCGGTCAGCTGCTCACGTTCCGAAGAAGGAAGTGTCGGCAACGCTAAAAGAAGATCAATGAAACTACGCGTGATAGCTTCTGCTTCACGCTGCTCTTTCTGATGATCTTTCGCTTCCATGATGCCAATTTTACTCCACTTTCTCTATCGGATAAAGAGTAGATACACGGTAACGGCTACCACGTTTAGAAAGGCGCAAACTAATAGGAACCGAACGGTATTCACCCTGAACAGACAGCGAAAAACCATCCCACATGCGGAGCATGTGCTCAACAGCTTTGAGCACATCTTCGTCCTTCCAATCCGCAGGGAATTCTGGACGATTGCGCACCCATCCATAACCTGATAAATGGCCTCCGCCCTCTTGCCCCCCAGGGCTTCTGTACCCGTAGAGCACGTGATTGTAAGTCAGATCATTAAAGAGGATATCCTCACGTTTACGCCAGGCAGCCGGAAGCCTCGCGGGATCACGAGGCGGAACCGCCGCCCCGGACTTACGTAACGCCGAGTCAGCGTTCCAGCGTTCTATCACCTGATTACAGTACGAATCCCACAGGGAAAGAGAAACCGTTCCATCACCCACGCGACCGTCTCGCACTCGACGCAATTTCAGGCGACGCCCACCCTTATCTACAGCACCTAGCGTTCGCCCACGCCCACCCCCAGAACTGCGACCGCCCTCTCCGATTCCGTCCTTGTAATACGACGGGAACATGAGACGAGCCCGGGCAGCGACCTGGTTAATGTCGTTAGGATCCCCGCCCTCAGATTTAACCTGAGCTCTAGCAGCACGGTACCGCTCATAATCGGCATCAGGATCAAATCCCCGCACATGAGCATCTTTGTGCTCCCAAGAGGGCACGATCTGGCAATCACAATGAGCGTGAAACTTCGACACGGCACCAGCAGTTTCTTCACTGTGGTACACCCAGCCCCTGGAGGCCAGCATGGAACAAAACGCGCACGTCTTCCCAGACGGAACACGAGCGAACCTAGGCTTAGCCGGATCCAGCTTCACGTTCCGAGCAATCGTGTCACGCCCCGAATACTTCACCCATGTATCCACGCCCTTCTTCACAGCCTCCAACGCGCCCCAAGGGTCACCCTCCCAAAAGGCTCCTGCGTGAGCGCGCACCACACTGCGAATATCCTCTTCGGGAACACCGGGAGAAATCGTTGGCGTGTACTCAGGAAGCTTGCGCGAAGCCTTAGCACGCAGCTCCTCATACCACTGCAAAGCAGCCGCACCAGCCACATCCCCATACACAGACACCAACTTGGGCACGAAATCCACTACGGCTTCGCGAGCCTGCGCCGGGGTATCAAAGTCCAGCAGCCACCAGAACTTCTCCAGATCCCGAACCGCGAGCGCGGTGGCTTTGTCTACTCCAGTGGAAAAGCGGGTGATTTCGTCCCTGAGATCCATCGGGCAATGTCACCCGCCTCTCGGTTTTTATTTATCTTCTAGGGCGTTGGCTTCTTTTTCGGGTAGGCGTAGTGAGACGGGCATTGCTCCGGTGAATTTCACTCCGCCCAAGTTGAGGAGTTGGGCGGCGTTTTCTGGGTCTACGCCGCTTCGGATAGCAACCCCGAGGGCTTCGAATTTGGCTTTCATTTCCCCGGCGCTCACCTGTGGTTCAGGATTTACCGGGGGGTGATGTCTGCTGTTTCCACGCCTGTATTCCCTTCAGAAGATGGAGCTTCAGCGAGCTTTTCCAACACGTCAACAGCGGTAGAGCGCTTGCTTTCAGCTTGGATTTGGTCGATTTCGGCTTGGCTGAACCCTGCCCTACGCAGCCCGACGCTCGTATTGGCAATGTCTGGGCGTACACTCGCAATCTTCGTGATGAAGTCAGAGGCCGCCTGCGGGGAAACATAACGGGCAGGGGTCCAGTTGATCGCGAGCTTCCACGCCTCAGCGGGCGGTTCAGACAGGCCGTCGCGTACCATCACCACGTCCTCGACGAGGCGACGCAAAGCTGGGACGAAAATCCTCCACTGGTACTCCGCCTCATCAGAAAGCGCATACTCAGCAGCCTGCATAGCTTCCGCCGAAGCCGGATTGTCCGCGAACAGTCCGACTGCGCTCATAGGCAGGTTCGTTGCCGCGCAAAAATTCTGCGCCAGCTGTCGGTACATCGACAGGTGGGGATCCATGCCCATTTGAGCGAACTGCCCAACCTCTGGCAGCTTCCCATCCTCATCCGGTGCCAAAGCCAAGACCCGGCCAATGATCGCGCTCCACCGATCCATGTCCTTAAACGCGTCCTCGGACGCTCCCAGGACGTAGCGCTGCGGGGATGAGAAGAACTCCGCGCTGGTTTCCGTCCGCACCAGGGTACGGATAGCGGCATCGGTTAGGTAACGGACCTCGCGACTGATCCGCGAGCGCCCAAAAGGCCGCCCCAACTGCGGGTCATAAACAATGGGCTCGACCAGGACGCGGCCTGTGGGATTGGGTAGGCGCTGCATCATCCAACGCCTGGGAGCTTGAGCATCGTCGGGTTCGATTTGGATGATGGAATCACGCAAGTAAAGGGTCGCACTGCCGATCTCACGCCGCCCCAAGGCCTCCGGGTTCTTCCATGACGAGCTCACCGCGAGCGCAGCTTGCAACGTGCGTGTGCGGTCATCCCACAGGGCGCTGCACCACAGGGCATCGCGCGCCTGGATCATGACCTCAGGCTCGCCCCTGCTAGGGTCGCCTGCGGCTACGGTGAGGAAAGCGCACGAGTGCTTGTAGGCACTCGTAATCGCCTGAGCGAGCTCGGTCTCGAAAGCATTGCGGGACAGGATTTCTCCGACCTCGAAGGGATCGAGGCTCCCGGACAGCGAATAGCCCTCAAAAACATGCTTGCGTGCCAGGGCTGAGACGGCCTTTTGCGGCCACCCTAGGGCTGCGCGCGTGTTACGCAGCTCAGGCGGGATAGAGATCCCTAGATCGCGGAAAGCGCGGTGCCCGTCGTAGTAGACGTTCAGGATCTCATTCTTTTCCGCCTTGGTGGCAATGAGTTTCCACAAACGGTTGAGCTGGTCTTGTTCTTCTGCGCTCAATTCCTTAAACGTGGGTGCGGGGATCACAAGACCACCACCTTCCTACTGCGCGTAGCCTTCGGCTTACGTTTACTTGTCTTTGCTGCCCAATGGGCGTATGTTGCTGCGTCTAAAAGCGCTACTGTCTGCCCTTCGGGGGCTTGCCATCCGAACCCGCCTGCGTTGCCGATCTTGCGGAACGCCGCCCAAGAGACCTCACGGTCTAGTTCGTCGGTTCCTCTGTGGACAATGCCGCCGGCTTTCACGGCTTCGAGGAACATTGAGTGCGCGCCGATGACCTGTTCAACCGTGGGCGTGATGAGGACCTTCGCGGGGACTTTCGCCGCCCGCAGGCGGTCCACCAGATACGCTGCCCCACCCTTACCCTCAATGACGATCTGCTGCGTTCGAGCAAGCCTTTCAGGATCAGCCAGGAAATCAACCAGCCAATCCACACCGTCCGACGCTGAGGCAACACGCACCCCATCGACCAACACCGTCTCCTCATCGACCTTGGAGGCAGCCGCGAGCGCCACATGCGACCCGTCCACGCTGAACCGGACCGCGAACGACTGCGTCTGCCCAGGCTTAGCACCCGTTTTCCGCGCCTTCTTCCACGCCTCAAACGGGATCGCCGCCAGGCTTTCAGCTTCGGGGTCCCACATTCCAAGCGCTTCGCGCTTGAAGTTCTCATCCGACCCCAAGAGCTTGCGCATACGCATAATCGCGTTCTTGTTCGTCCGGTGTGGATACGAGGGGTTCGCCCGCCTGATCTGCTTCCAATCCAACCGGCCCTTCTTCCATGAAGAAGGCTCAGTGCCAGGATCAGCAGAAAACTCCACATACAACGTGTCAGCGTCGCCTTGCAGAGCGTCTTTGCGGCGCGAAGTAAACACCTCCCCAGGATCCTTAGGCCGAGGAGGCGTCCCCATCAAGAACACCAGACCATTAGGGGCAGCGTTGGTGGCGGGCACCATGTCACTCATCGCGTTCTCGGTCAGGATCTGCGCCTCGTCCAACACCAGCACATCCACCTTGGCAAACCCACGGCCAAACCCCGACTCGCGCGCACCAAACAAAATACGCGACCCATTACGAAACAAGACCGCTTCTTGCCCGTTAGCCTGGCGCGAGGTGCGAATAAAAGGCGCGACCTTGGGTTTTTCACTCATCGCCCGCATGGATGCAAACGTCTCAGCACTCGTTCTAGTTCGGTGCGCCGTCCAAATCACCAACGTGTTCGGGAACAACAAACACAAGCCAAAAATCAGCCAGCCAATCGTGTAGGTTTTACCGGTCTGGCGAGGAATAGAGACCACGACGCCGCCAACAGAAGCCGCATAGGACCCATCCTCGCGTTTAGCCAAGGCAAGAGACCCAAGGCCGCGCTGCCACTCATCAAAGCTGATCCCCAGCTTTGCCATCTTTGCCTCGACCGCGCCCCACCCCGTGGACACAATCCCTTTTGGGACGCACACGTGGCGAGCGACTTTAGACAGTCGAGGGGTCGAACGGGATGTCTTCACGGGAGTCAAAGCCACCCCCATGTTCTTCTTCCTCAGCCGCCTGCAGTTTCTCAATCTCCCGGCTAATCTCCATCAGCCGCTTGGAAAGTGAGGCAAGATCACGAGCGGGGGTTTCCGGGTTGTCCAACGTGAGGGCAATACGATCACGGGTCGCAACCAGCATTGCTTCCTGGTTGCCGCTCTGAGCGGCAGCAAAAATCGTTCCAGCAGACTCCAACGGGGAATTCACCTCCCCTCAGCGCCTTCGCATATGGTCACGTGGAAAAAAATTCGGGGAGATATTTCGCTATCACGTCGGGGTG